GCCGGTGGCGGCAACCGCGTTGGTTTCACTGACGACATCGCCGATGTTATCGACAACGTAGATGTCCGAACCGTCGCCCCCCACCATTGTGTCTACGCCGGCACCGCCATCGAGAGAGTCATTGCCGGCACCGCCATTGAGGGCATCGTTGCCCGCGCCGCCGGTGAGAGTATTGGCGGCCGCATTGCCGGTAAGGGTGTCGTTGAAGTTACTGCCGGCCAGGTTTTCGAAGGCCAGCAGCGTATCGCTGCCCGAGCCGCCCGTGGCCTGGGCGGTGCTGACTGCCAGACTGGCAACCACCCCACTGGCGGCAAAGGCATAAGACGCGGTATCGATGCCATCGCTGCCATGGAGGATGTTGTTGCCGGCCCCGGCAAACAGCGTGTTGTTCAAGGTATTGCCGGTGCCGTTGGCAGCGGTCGTGGCCATCAGGCGCAGGTTTTCCACGTTGGCGCCGAGGATATAGCTCGCCAGGGTGGTATAGACAGAATCCGTGCCGCCGGTAGCGGCAACAGCGTTGGTTTCACTGACCACATCACCGACGTTATCGACAATGTAAATGTCCGAACCGTCGCCACCGACCAGCGTGTCTGCACCGGCACCACCATCAAGGGTGTCATTGCCGGCAGCGCCATTGAGGGCATCGTTGCCCGCGCCGCCACTGAGGGTATTGGCGCCCGCATTGCCGGTCAGGGTGTCGTTGAAGTTACTGCCCGCCAGGTTCTCGAAGGCCAGCAACGTATCGCTGCCCGAGCCCCCCGTTGCCTGGGCGGTCGTCACAGCCAGGCTGGCCACCACCGCAGTGGCGGCAAAGGCATAGGACGCGGTATCGACACCATCGCCGCCATTGAGGATGTTGTTGCCGGCCCCGGCAAACAGCGTGTTGTTCAAGGTATTGCCGGTACCGTTGGCGGCGGTGGTGGCCAGTAGGCGCAGGTTTTCCACGTTGGCGCCCAGGGTATAGGCGGCCAGAGAACTACTGACGGTATCCGTGCCACCGGTGGCGGCGACAGCATTGGTTTCACTGACCACATCGCCGACATTATCGACAACGTAGGAGTCCGAACCGTCACCACCGATCAGCGTGTCCGCGCCGGCACCGCCATTGAGGGTGTTGGCGCCCGCATTGCCGGTCAGGGTGTCGTTGAAGTTACTGCCGGTCAGGTTCTCGAAGGCCAGCAACGTATCGCTGCCGGAACCACCGGTGGCCTGGGCGGTGGTGACCGCCAGGCTGACCGTCACCGCACTGGTGGCAAAAGCGTAGGACGCCGTATCGACGCCATCGCCGCCATTGAGGATATTGTTGCCGGCACCGGCGAAGATCGTGTTGTTCAACGCATTGCCGGTACCGTTCGCGGCAGTCGTGGCCAACAGGCGCAGGTTTTCCACGTTGGCGCCGAGGACGTTGGTCGCCAGCAGACTGTTGACCGTATCGATGCCACCGGTAGCCGCAACGGCGTTGGTTTCGCTGACGACATCGAACAGGTTATCGACGAAGTAAGTGTCGGAGCCGTCGCCGCCGGTCATCCGGTCTGCGCCGCCACCGCCGTTGAGCGTGTCGTTGCCGGCGTCGCCGTTGAGATGGTCGTTTGCACTGCCGCCCGTGAGGGTGTCATCCCCCGCCCCGGCATCGATGACCACGCTTCCCACCCCCGCCCAGGTCAGCACGTTGGCCGCGGCATCGCCCGGCAGGCCGGTCAACTTGTTGCCGCTTGCGTCGAAACGCTGGAAGTAAGTACCTGAACCTGCGCCGTCCTGGCCGATCGACTCCCAGACAACCACATAACCACCATCAATCAGCGTGGTCACCCGCGTAATGACCTGGTCGCCCGCTACCGTCGTATTGACCCGGGTTTCCGCACCGACCAGAACGCCACTGGCATTAAGACGCTGAGTGAAAACGCCATCGACATCGCCCGGGCCATTACCCACCCAAGTGACCAGGTAGCCACCATCGAACATTGCCGAAACGTGTGGCTCCCCCTGACCACCAGGGGTCGTGGTATTGACCCGGGTCTGCGCACCGATCTTGCCGCCGGCGGAGTTATAGAGCTGGGAAAATACGTCTCTTTGTTCCACTCCGGTAACCGTATTAGGGTAAGACTCCCAGATGAGCAGGTAATTGCCGTTGGCCTGCACAGCGACCATATGCTCGGACTGGATATCCGCAGACGGTGTGTTGACCAGGGTTTCCACACCGACCTTGGCGCCAGCCGCGTTAAAGCGCTGGGTGAAGATGCCGTAGTCGTCTCCCGGGCCACTCCCCTCCCACACCGCCAGGTAACCACCGTCGGGCACACCAAAAATCTGCGGAAAATCCTGAGGCCCCACCGTGGTGGTGTTGATGTGAACCTCCCCACCGACCTTGACCCCGCTGGCATTGAAACGCTGCAGATAAGACCCGAAGTCGCCAGGGGTTTCCTCAGCCCCCCAGGTCACCACATAACCGCCGTCGGCCAGAGCGGTAATTTCAGGGGAATCGCGAAGGCCCGCCGTGGTTGTATTGACAACAGTTTCGCCACCGACCTTGGCCCCGCTGACGCTGTACTGCTGGGTAAAGATGCAATCAGCCCCCCCGGTATTGAGGCCAGACCAGGTCACAACGTAACCGCCGTTCAACAACCCGACCACCGAAGGCTGACTCTGCTCGCCCGCCAGCGTGGTGTTGACCAGCGTCTCACCCCCCACCTTGGCGCCGCTGGCGTTGTAGCGCTGGGTGAAGATTCCGGTGGCATCGCCAAGACCATTGCCATGCCAGGCGATGACGAAACCACCGTCGATTAGCCCATAGATATTCGGATCTTCCTGATCGCCTGCAGTGGTGGTGTTGATTAGAGTTTCACCAAAATTGGGCATGGCACACACCTTCTGGAAGGGGACGAGGCGGGACGGGGGGAATTTGTCAGATGAGATTAGATGGGTGCCATCAGAATGCTAGCTCGTCTGTCGGGTGTGTTGCCGTTTGTGTAAGCGATCAAGCAAGTTAGCAGCGCCACGTCATTCCTGTTTGCGCCTTGGTTTGTCTAATCCTGATAAACTCCCCCTCCTCCCAGCCTCACCGATTCCAGATTCCCAATGTCCGCAGCCAACGCTACACCCGCCCCGCTCTCCCGCCGTTTTTCCGTCGCGCCGATGATGGATTGGATGTAGCCATCGACCACAGCCCCGGCCTGTCTGGCCCATCCCGTTTTATTGCTTTTCTTTGTAGCAACTTTTAAGCAGCCTGTAAGACAGACCTGTCACGGGCACTACCGGTTTTTGGTGTGCGTCTTTGACTGCGCCCCTGCTTTGGCAGTGGCAGTAGGTCATCCCCTCAGCATTCCACTGCTACGCTGAATGCTTCACGGAGGATTCTCGATGCCACACGCTGACCTGCTCCCTTCCCTGTTGTTCAAGATCAATGAAAACCAACTTGCCCTGGAAGCCGCCATCATGGAGCTGACGAACTGGGCCGAGCAGCGGGGTGCCGCGGATATCGCCGACAATGTGCGCGGCGCCCTAGAGGCGATCGACCGCAATGAGGAATTCATCAAGATGACACTCGCAGTGATGATGACACCTGAATAACGGCTTTCGGCCGATTCTGTTGAAAAAGGCGGTCATCCAAAACTGCCTGATCATTGATCGGGGAAAACTCCTTCTTTGCACGCTACTGCGTGAAATCTGCGTCTGCAAACCTCTGCCGAAAGTAAAGACTTCAATCTCGGACGCGTACTTTTCTGATGCGCAAACCATGGTCGATTTTTTCAACGGAATCGGCCAAAAACTGCCGATTGCTCTCGTTTAAGCTGCCGCCAGCCTACTTAGCGAACTGGAAGCGTCTACTAGGGCGCGTAAGTGGTTTTTTCCAGAGTTTCTGGCAACTCTCGACTTCATCGACACCACAGAGCTTGCAATTGCCGGCAGAGCTCCGCCGGATTGCGGCTACAACCAAGACTGCGGAATGACGATAATTGCAAAGTGACATCAACCGCTTCTGGCAGTAAAGTCACCCTAGCTAATTCCAAAATGCACTCTTCTTTAAAAGGATTTTCCGGGATGTACCCTTGTTCAAAATTCAAAGAATTCATGGTGCTAGTTGATGAGTGCCTAGCTTACAACTACGACTATTCCGACAAAAACTACATCGAATCATTTCTGAATTCGAAACTTGAAACATCAAAAAAAACAACCATAGAAACACTATACACAAAAGTCAAAGCCACAACTGTAACCAACAAAAAGTCAATGACGACAAACCTCCGACAAATCGAATCATCCTTATATAGAATGTATCACTACAATAATGGAGAAGGATATGCTTACCATAAAATACCCGCTAAAATACTATTCAGTGTAAATGAAGATTTATTCACCACACTTGATGACAGAGAGTCTTGGATTAACGCAATTCATGCCACACTAATCATAATGGCATTGGATAGTTATGATACGTGGGGGCAAAAATACACAGCAGACATCCCAATAACAAATGCAGCGCTGAGGATCAAGGCTCGCGGCTTCACGCCGCTATTTAATGGCAGGCATTTTTACTTAAATGAAAATGAATCAGCAACATACCACACCCTACTTGACAACAAGATGCGCGATATCGGTGGCACAAGGTTTATAAGTTTGCTCTTGCGCAACTTTCAACGAATAAACAAATATTTTGAAGGTCGCTATCTACTTGGGCGACCTGAGTATCCCATTGTGGCTAATGGCGATTTTATGCCCGGTCTCCCCTATGGATATCTTATTCATCTAGCGCTTCGTCATATGGAAAAGAAAACAACATATTGCAATGAACAGAATTTTGATTCATTACTTGTCATGGCGCAAGACTGGGTTGGAATGTTGGATATTCAGGACTACTCTCAATTTGGCTCAATGTTTGTTGTTGTTCAGAGCCTACCCAACTATATTTCCAGGACGATGCTGGCAGACTCATGCCTAAGTTTTAGGCAGCTCTCACCTGATGCAGCGATCCTATTTATGGAAGAGCTTTTTGTCTGGGTAGATAATGACAAGATGAAATCGGAGCTTGGCTGGGACATAAAGGATGCACTCAAGATCGTAAAAACCATTGCAAAAAGAGTTCCCGACTCCTCGGTAAACTGCTTGATCCCTATAGAAGAACTCAGGAGAAACTGCGGACTAGAACCTCATTGCATAACCAAACTACTCCCTTACTTCATCCACAAAACCACCGAAATAAACAAAGAACTAAAACACCCAACAGACTGGGAGAAAGTTAACTTTCATGAAAAGCCTCTAATTTGGCAACCCGGCAACAAAGTCCTCCTAGTGGCAAAATCTCTAACTTTTTTAGCTTTCTATGAAGCGCTAGTTCTGGCGATAAAAACCTTTGAAAGGAACTGTGACAACGAAATTGGCAACCACATCGAACCTATGGTTGGTAAATTATTTGAGCGCGCGAGTATATCCCCAACTGCAATAGCCAGGAAGTTCATTGTTGAAGGAACCGAATATGAGTCCGACTTGATAATTGAAAGTGATAATGTAATAATTCTTGGTGAAATTAAGAAGAAGGGCCTGACAAGACCATCTATGGCAGGCGACGCTGTAGATGGAATAATTGACCTAGTACTTACCTTCATCAAGGCTCAAACCCAACTAGCAATTCAAGAAATTCAGCTTCTAAAAAATGGATTTATACAGTTCTCGGACGGACAAAAACTTCTCCACAATGGACGACGTATTGAACGCATTGCAATTACACTACACGACCTCGGCAGCGTTCAAGATCGAATGATTGCTGGAAATATAATTAAGACACTGATAAATTCGGTAACCACTGCAGATCATGCCACACCCTACCAGAAGCGTCGCCTCGCTGAGTGCAACGACCTAACTGCATTACTAAACGACCAAACCAGACAAATAATCTCCTTAAATAAGAACGGTAGCGACCCGTTATTTGACTGCACATTCCTCGGAGTCCCCCAGATACAATTCTTGTTAAACGGCGTTAAATCTGTCGACGAATTTCACTCCAACCTAAGAACCGTTAAAACTTCTGTACGAGCAAGCTTTGATATGTACGATACATTCGTAAACACTCAAAGAATAAGAAAACAGGCGAAACTAGAGCAAGAAGCAAAAGTATCATCGTAGCGCTATCATTCAATTTATTCGCATTTAGCCGTCGTACGTGGCGGCTTTATAGTCCCGACGTAACTTCGTGATACTGTGATCTGCAGAACTGTATTGCTAGCTAATCTAAATGACTGTGCTGCGCCATGCAGTCCCTCATCACATGTTGCTATCAATCAGACGCCACCTTTCGATTCATCCGATTCTGCGACCGCTTCGACAATATGCCACCCCCACCACTAAGAAAATTTCGACCTGGGTGCTGAGCCCGAAAACATCTACTCAGCACGTCCAAGTCCCCGGCACTGTTTAGTTTCTTAAGAGATCATTCATTTAACAAATACCCCCAAATATGCCCATCTATCAAAAATTCAGCAGCCTTCGGGTAAAGGTGAACATAGAGATATCGCTCACCAGCGTTGAAACCTGATACAACTCTATCGACCGAGTAATAATAACCTTCTTTTACATGATCAATTACACGGGAGTTTTCGGACGCCCTTTCAAAAATAGGCTTCCCGATATAAATTGGCGGAGCAGGCACTGACTTCACTCGTTTGGGCCATTTATGCCTAGCATCAAATTCTTGTTTTTTTAATAAAAAATCAATTGCAACGTCAAGACAGTAGTTGAAGTTTTCAACATTTAACTCGTTAGCTGCAAAGTTTGTATCGTAATCTAGATGCCACACCCCCTTCTCTGTCTCGATTACTTTTGGAGTTAGCCTCCTGAAGTTCTCTGTATCTACTGTACTGACACCCCACTCCATGCAATCTGTTTTTAATTTCTCAGGATTAACTTGAATGAAATCTGCAGGGGTTTTTACATTTGCGTCAATCCATGTTTTATTTCTAGTCCAAGAGTAAGCTTTCGCTCCAAGGTTCCAATCCAACCCTAGAACACTAAACAGTCTATTGTCGTTCGCTTCGCGATCTCTAAAAGCGTAAATACAGTACTCGCGCTCATAGGACATATAAAATGCTTTTCTCAATTTAGCCAGCGACTCCAAAAACTCCCCTTTATTTGCAGTAGCGATCGCCTCCTTTATAAGCTCTTTTTCAGGACCATCTTTCAGAACATCAGTAAGAAAAATTTCTTGCAGCCTTGCACCAACTACGTGTTCCAACAAAGCATCAGCAAAAACCATTGCTGTATTGAAATAATTCACAACGGAAGCAGGCTCTGACAACTGCCCATAATGTTTTGAGATAACCCTCTGTTTATTTAACGCCTTAATCGTGCCAGATTTTATCACTGGCACATTTAGTTTTTTTAACTCACCAAGTAATTCATCAAAAGATTTTGACTCCAAATTTCTTTGTTCGTTTGTATCCAACTCATCTAGAGCAGCAAGAACAATCAACTCCACGAAGTCTTGAAGCAGTATTATCCCAGCTGTACACGAGTGCTTATCACCAGAGTTCACTAGAGACTTTGTTTTTCCAAGTATCGCTTTTGCAACCAATAGTGTATTTAGAGTTGAGCTTTTCATTCTGCCTCGCTTTGTTATGCCTATTTCAAGTCGACTTCCCAGCGACAGCAAAATAATTTGTTGTGCAACTGGCTCCAGTGAAAGGACTCAGGCACCCTGTACCATCACTGCGCATATGCTCTGACTCTCTTATCGGATTTAATCTCAAGATCGATCAATTGAACTGAGGTGGCGGCTTCGTACCAACGATTATTTCCATACCGTCTCCAGCAAACTGCGAACGTTGATCTGAAGCCATCAAAGGAATCTGGGCCGTTCTAAAAGCGTTGAGAATTAACTCCCTCTCCACAGCAGTGCCGCCAATTAGTTGGACACCAACAGCTCTCTCATAGCCACTATAAAATCTCGTCGTCACTCCCGACAACGTCAAAGCCGCATTAAGATATTCTCGATAAAAACTCGACTCTGGATCCTGCCCGACAAATGTCAACCAGACCTCCAATTCGGCTCCTTCCAGGCAATGCATTAGGATCTCTGCCTGTGATGGAGTGATCACTCGCCAAGCCATTTCAGCCTTCAATTTCAGCTGAGCCAAATTTGCTTCCGCGGCGTCCGCCTTAGCCCTAGCGGTTTCTGCCTCGTTGAGAGCAATACGCTCATCTGCGAATTGCTCTCGAATGCCGCCACTCCAGTAAGCCCCCATTGTTCCGACCAACGCGAGGACAGCACCAATCACTAAAAAAGTATTCGCCCATGAGTAAACAGAGTCTGCTAATTCCGGAGTAATACCAGACATATTAATGCTCGCCATAAGAAATATCATAGTTTGATCAATCGATGACAGAACAGCCCCCATCGAATGTTTCGTCTCAATATTCATAGCACATCTTTGAAGAACTCGTGGTGACTGAACCGCAGTGTCGGCTCGGCGCCTTTTTTACCTTAGCCGTGGCTTCGACACGGTAGTCGCGTGGTGGCAACACCAGAGGGATCCACCACCTTGTCGGCCATTACATTTCTGCCAATTCAAAAGCTGGACAATGAGATTAGCAACAAAAAATTTACTCAACTTAGTGAGTCAGTGTTTTCACATACGTCTGACATGCCGCAAGCGCAATTAGTCCTTCGTCGCCGCGTCCTGTAATGGCGATAATTCGTTGAGCATGCGCTGGGTCAAGTCGGGCGCGCGCTCCTCCATGAACCACGCTGCCGGCGCCGGTATCGGCTGACACTGAACAGGCACTGGCTGAATTCGTGGTGTCGAGGAGGACTGACAACCGCAGATCAGCAGTGGCAAGGCGATCGCGCAGGCGAGCCTGTTTCGTTTGAGCATCGCTCAGTTCCTTGTAATGGGTTTGTTCGCTGGCCGACAGCTGCTGCTCGAGGGCGAGACGCTTGGCCTGTTCGGTCCGTTGCGCGGTTCGACAACGACGCTCACCAGTATGGCGTCGACACCTGGCGCAACGTCGGTTTCGGGCGCTGGCAGTACGCCGTCCTGAACCAACTGGTGTAAGCCTTCGGGCTTGCACTTCATTCGAGGACATCACGATGCCGAAATACACAGTCGATCAGAACATCACCTTGTTCGGTGGCGAGCTGATCCTGACGCCTGCTCAGGCCGGTGCGCGTGCGCACTGCCTGCAGGAGCTCAAGAAAGGCCGTTACGAGATCATCAGCCCGGTCCAGTTCAAGAAGGGGGAGGTGATCGTTATCCCGGGTGAGCCGGACAAGGCGCTGGCTCAGAAGGTCACCAAGGTCGAAAAGGATGCAGGGGGCGGCAATGGCGAATAAATCCTACCGGGTGCTCAGCGGTTCATTCCGCAAGCCCAACAACGAGTTGGTCGAAGTCGGTGAGACGATCGAATTGCCGGGCGATGTTGCGGAGCGCTTTCGCCATCAACTGGTGGAGGTGAAGGTGGAAGCCGTCGCCCAGCCAACTCAGGAAAGCGCCCCTCGCAAAACCGCCCAAGCCAAGGAAGGCGGCGGTGCTTAACGAGGATCTCGCGGGCTTCCTGGAAGATTTCGACGTGGGAGGGGTGATCGATGGTCAACCCTTTCTGGCGGCCCGAGATATGCCCGACGAGATCGTTGGAATGGGTGGGTTGAACAGTCAATCCACCGGCTACGAGATCCTGATTATCACCGCCGAGGCCGAACGCCTTGGCATCGACAATCCCAAGTTGATCACCGTCGGCGGCGTCACTTTCAGGGTGCGCGATCGCCGCATGATCGATGACGGCGCTTTCAGTCTGGCCTCTCTTACCAAGGTTTAAATCCCATGCCCTCGATTCAAGAACGCATCGTCGAAAAGGCGAAGGCGCTGATTTTGGCTGCCGGTACGTTGGCAGAGGACCGTGTGTTTCGCAGCCGTACTGAAGCGCTGACGCGGGGCATGACCCCGGCCATCGTGCTGCGTCCTGACCTGGAAACCACCGAGCGCGAAAGCCACTCGGTGGACCGTAACCAGTTCGAACTGTCAGTTGAAATTCTGGCGCGGGAGAACACCACCACCGGTGAGGCCTGGGACCAAGTTGCCGATCTGGTCAAGGTCGCGGTTCATGCCGTCATGCTGGCCGAGGATGCGTTTGTTGAGGCGGATCGGGTTCAACGCTTCTACATCGATTGGATCGAGGAAGACGGGGACAACACAGCCGGTAACTGCATGGTGCGTTGAGGAAGCCACCCGGGAAGCTCTTGTGATCCCAGCGATTGCCGGAGGACCGGCTGGTGTCCACCGGCATCAAACGGTTGACCTCACTGTTCGCCATCACGCCATGCTTGAGCTTCTCGTCATGGAAGTTCTTGCCGTCCTTTTCCTTGGCAAACAGGATCATGATCGGCCGGGGCAGGAACTGGACAAACTTGAACAGGTACCCGATCAGAAACCAGGTCCAGCCGATCTGCGCGGCTTTCATCAGGTCCACTTCGCTGACGCGCGGATCATCTAGCGCCGCGGCAACCCCGAGAAAATACGGCGTGTAGTGGAAGTCATACAGGCCGTGCAGCACACCGCTTTCAGCAGGTAAATAAAACTCAGTGCTCAGGTACTCCGCTGTTGGCACATCACGCGGCGGGTTGAACTTCCCCGCTGCTGCCAACAAGCTCCGCGCCAAGTTTTCGCGCGTAGCCTGCAATTCGCTCGGTTGTAGGTCCAGCAACTTTGGCCACCACAGATCGATCAACCGTGAGTTTCTGCACGTTCTCGATTTCCTGAATTAATCGTTCAACGCCGCCCAGGTATTCTCGGTTGACCATGCCCACACAGCGCGAGATAGCCGATCACTTGGACATGAGCGAGCGCAATGCCCGCGATGTGTTGAAGGGGTTGGCCATCAGTGATTGGCAGACGGCCAGCCTGGACGAGGTCCGGACCGCGTACATCCGCGACCTGCGCAACAAGGCAGCTGGGCGTGGGGGGAGTCAGTTGGAAGAACTCAACGCCGTACGGATTGACGAAGGGCGGGTCAAGGCAGCGAACGGGCGTCTGCTGTATCACGAGAAATTGCGGTCGCTGATCCCCAGCATGGAAGCGGAGCGAGTGCTGTCCGACTGGGCGGCCTTTGCCAACCGGGTGGCTGTGGCACTTCGCTTATAGATCGAGTTCAACGTCCAGCGGGTAGGACGATCAAACACGCGTGCCATCTCGGCCTTCTCGGCTAGTTGCACACGCTCCGCGGTGAATGTCAGCGCCTTGGCCGCAGCCGTTGGCAGCTTGTTGCGGGCCAGTCCACGCATCTCACGCACGATGTTGTCGATGTTGTCTCGCATCTCAAGACGCATCATGGCCACACACCTCCGCGTTCAACTAACTATGAAACCCAGCCACTAACAAAAAACGGCGGGTTTCCGACCCCGTGTCCTTCAGATATTCCCAGGGTCCCCAGCGGTTGTCGGCGCCTCAAATCAGAGCATCACCCCTGCTCGCCGCCAACCGGCGGGATGTGGCTGACACCCAGCCGTTTGGCAGCCCAGCGTTCGTACAAACCGATGGCCACATCTGCACCGGCCATTGCCGTGAGGCACCCCAAGGCGCCTGCCGTCCAGATCGTCATGCCGGCCGCGATCATCAACATCATGGCCGACACCCCACAGACAATGCAGGCGCCGGACCGAAGCGCGAGTCTGCGCAACAATGCCCAGCCTCGAGCACCGTCCTTGTCTGCTCGCCACATTTCTCCCGAAACGCCACCGACCAACGCCAGGACGATCACTAACCAGATCGGCATCTCTGCCAGTGCTTGTTGCTCATTCGTCATGTTTTGCCTCAAGAAGAAATAATGGCGCGCCGGAAAAAGAAAACCCCGCACTAGGCGGGGTAGGTGTAACGACCTGGGGAAGGCCTGTCATAACGTTCACTGCACCGGGCTCTGTTTAGCGATCAACCTAAGCGGTTCTCGCATATGGTGGGTACTTTTTACGTGGCTTCGGAAAGACCGAAAAACTCTATTTTTCGGTACAATCAAATGTAACCGCGATGCGAGCACAAAAAGACCACAACGCGACAAAGTGCCCGGACGAACGGTAGGATACGACACCGTCTATTCGGTTGCCTGTTTACCTTGATGCTCACTGTTAGCCGCTTCACCAGAGATTTTCGCTGCCAAAGACTCAGCCTCTTGATCCTTCAACGGTTTTTCTAGCATAACTAGTCGTATGAAAGACAGAGTAGCCTGACCTTTCTCTGTTAGCGTCCAATATTCATTCTTATCAGAAACTGGTTTCTTTTTAGCCGAAGGCTTGACTAACCCAAGAGTTGCAAAATCCGCCATCCACTCTTTAACAGCATTCGACGGAACTGGGTAGTCCAAGCGATACTCATCAGGCTCCAACCCACATATCATTTGAGCAGCGTAACGTGATATCGCAGCTACCGAATTCTCTACTAGCATCTCAGGGCCCAGCGTTCTAAAAAGTCTGGCCAACGTAGTTGGCTTCATTTCCTCCCAAGTCGTTCCATTCTTCTTCCATACGTACATTTCTCGGCTATTAGCCTGAAGAGTTTTGAGAATCCCCCTAATCTCATCTGCCTTCTCTACTCTTTCACTCTTGGCTTCGGCCGCACTGCGGAGCTTGGCGTTTTCAGCACTCAACCGCGTCAGTTCGCTAGTCAATGTGCTGTCGGAGTACTGAGATGCGCGTATCCAACCTTCTCGCGGATACGCAACAAACGCTTTCATCAACGCGATTGAACACTTCCCGTAAAGATCGTCGTTATTTTTCCAGAATGAAACAGGTCTCTGTTTTACTTTATCTCTAAACAAGTTCAATGCCATGACTTGATCAGGGGCGGTATCAGTGAGATTTGAAGGCCAAGGCGTTGAAGAGTCCAGCACAAATCCGAGGCATGGAACACCCTGCGAGCGCGCATAGTCAAACTCTTTCTCGGTGTAGCTAATATTTTCATCGGTAACTGAACCATAGCGATTAGCCATAATAAGGACATAATAATCACTTTGATCAATCTGGCGTTGGATGATGCTCCATTGCTCTTCGTCAGCGGCGCTGAACATTTCCATGCCTACCGGAATATGTCCCATTTCCAAGATGGCCTTGATGACGAGATCTCTTGGTTCCTTTAAGTCCACATACGTGGAGCTAACGAATATCTGATATTTACTGCTCATTCTGTAGTCTGCCCTGATCCATTTTGCTTGCAAGCTAGCAAAATGACATTAATGCGTCCAGCCTTAGAACGTGCAGGACGTAGAACCGTATCAAGCTCCTTCGGCATACACTGATTTTCAATCAGGCCTGGGAATGTCATGTGTCAGAGGAAGATCAACGCAGCTCTCCTCGAACAACGCCTCATCGGCCTCAACCTCGGCCTGACGCTGTTTGCGCCGCGCATCAGCTTCTGCCGCGAATCGCTTCTTTTCCACGGCGGTCATTTCCGTCTTGTCCGGTCGCCACCCGACTTCAAGGGCCAGCCTAATCACCGTCCCCATGCCGGTACCGCCTTTTTTAAACGACTTCCACACGGACAATGCCGCCTTACCGTCATAGCTCTTGCTGCTCTGACTCCAGATGTTCCAGGGCCTGTAACCGTCCTGGCCAAATTCGGCTTTCAGCCCCATACCCACCTCGACCCAAGTGTCACGTTGGTCTGGCGAGATGTACTGGAGAAGGTGTGGCAGGTCGAAAAGCTGGAGTGGGAGTTTGTCCTCCCTCATCGCCGAGCCTCCCGCAACTCCTGGCAGTGGACGCAGGTTTCGCAACCCTCAATCGTCCGCTGTCGAAGCAATGGGATAGGGCCATCACAATCCTCGCAGACCTGAGCGCTGACGCGATTCGAAGGTGCACGCCGACTGCGGTGGGCGCCAATAGCCAGAAGGCAGGATTGGGCATCCACCTGAAAGATCTTTCCGACTACATCGATCGGCAACATGAGAAAGCAGCTAAAGAGCAAAACCAGCTCATGGGAAGATCGGGGTATTAAGTGCCCGGAGACTCTATATTGATAACCTTGTAGCACTCAGCGCTGAGCACAAACTGCTCATTTTGAGAAAGAAAACTTCTTCATTTCTATGGAGATGTGAATGTTCGAAAACTATTTGCTCGGCTGGTTGTGATTTCTATCCAGTATTTTGGCGCCTTTGAATAATCTTTTTCTATTATATAGGCAGGGCCATATTCTTTAAGATTAACAGAGTTTCCATATAGATCTGTCCCCTCCCTGGCTAAAATTAGATCTCCTTGTTCAACCGTGACGGACTTATTCTGGGCATGCTCTTTCAATATTTTTTCTGACTCAGGCGACACAATGGCGCCTATATGCAGAATGAATACTTTAGTTTCTCCACCTTCAAGCGTGACAGGGAGGTCAACTGCCACACCAAGCTCGCTGCTAAGCCCCCCATCCAGTCCTGAGTATCTTAGTGCTCCGGGAGTTTCTCCCTCAGACAAAGTGTAACGTGTTACCGATAATTTCTGAGTTCCAACATTGGACAAAATCACGCGCCACGGGGTTTGGATTACCCTGCCTTTTTCACCGAGATTAATACCTGTCAGTTTGTAATTGCCGTCTCCACGCCACTCTAATTCGGGCTTAAGTAGCTCTTCTTGCAAGGCGCGCTGTTGCAAATATGGTACGACGACGGCTGCCGCCGACGCGACGAGCGAAAGAAGTGCAATAACCCGTGCAAACTTGTCTTCAGTAGCGGCCATGTTGTTTTCCTTGGTCTCTAATGTTGAGTTTGTAGCTGCCTCGAACAGAGTGCCTGCATCTGACCAATTATTACCGGTCAAGACAGGCAGCAAACCCCAAAGCATTGGAAAAAAAACTGAAAATCATGTTCAAAACGATACATTTGTTTTCACACAGCCTGGACCCATTGCGGATGGGTCAGATGAAAAGCTGCTTTTTGGCATCCACAATCGAAATCCATTGTTTTTTCTTTGCGATTGCACGATGAAGCAAGCGATGACAGCTTGCACACAGTAGTGCGATGTCCTTCGCCTTAGTTTTTGTTTCACCAATCATACTGAGTGGAATGATGTGGTGACACTCAAACATCGAATCCCTAATGGCTGGTTCAACGTTGCTTCCAGCCTCACCACAAAGGTCGCATTCCAGGTTACCCACCTTGAGGCGCTTAGCAATTACCTCCTTTCTTACCTTGGACGTTCGTTCTCGTTCGACATGAACCCTAGTCGCTGACTTGCCTTCGGCGAACTCTACTTCAACGTCATCCGACGGAAAATCAACGACAGTTTCTATACTGTAGCGAACAATTTTAGCCAGCTCATGTGTATGTATTGGATCGGTGCCAAGCTCTGCCCATATTTCACGGTCAATCTTTGCGGTATTTGAAAGACCTTTACCAGTTGCAACGCTGCGGAGATTTTGAAGCTTGAAAGCCACGCCAGCTGGATTTCTAAAAGACTCTTCGCGAGCAGCATCACTGTGATACGGGAACGCTCTTAGAGTTCGAGAGAGCTCACAAATTCTCTCGTCATCAGACCCTGGAATTTTTCCGTCGAAAGCATGGTAAAGATCAAGTGCAAGTATCACTTCCTCACGCGTCCAGTCAGGATTTCCTTGCCCCTTAGTAACCGCCATTCATTGCGCTCCCAGCATTGGATTGTTTAAAATTAAAGCTGAATTTCCGGTAATTTCGTAGCCCCTTCTGAATGTTGACCCTTGGCCGTTCTCTGCGGTGACTAGGCCGACACCTGCTTCAACCATTTCCAACCAGCGTACTGATCCCCTCTCCCGCGCAAATGCGTGTATCGCCGAAGTGAATTCCAGTCTCGATGCCCGGAAACGCTCGACACCCTGGGAATGTCCCAGTCCATCTCGAACAGCCGACTCACCCCGTCATGCCGCAGATCATGAAAATGCAGATCCTCAATCTCCAGAAAGAGGCAGGCTCGGGTGAAGGACGCCGACACCGACCTGCTGTTGTAAGGAAAGATCTCCCTCTCCACCTTAGGCATGGACTGAAGGATCGCCCACGCTTCATCCGGCAAATGACACCACACGTTATTGCCGATCTTCTGCCCGGGGTTTTTCATGTCGCGCACCAGCACCGCCTGCCGGGTTTCGTCGAGGTCGTCCCAGCGGATCCGCGTAATTTCCTCCTGCCGGCGCGTCGAGAAGAGCGCGAAGGCGATTAGCTTCGGCATGTCGATCTGGGCTTTACGCCGCGTCTGCATCTCGAAATAGTGCTCCATCAGCTTGTCCAGTTCCGCCAGCGCCGGCCGGCGGTTGCGCTCCTTGCTTTTGCTGACCATGCCGAGCTTACGCAACACCTTGCGCGCATCCGGCATGGCCAGCGCATCGACCTCATAACCCCACGCAGGCCGCGCCACGGACAGCACCGCCCCCAGGTGCGACAGATCGTTGCCGACCGTCTGTGCCTGCACTCCCCCGCCCGCCTTACTCATCCGCCACTGAGCGAACTCCACCAGCTTCTGACTGGTCAGCGCCGAGTCATCGAGCTCACCCAGCCAGGTGTCCTTGATCGCCTTCAGCGTCGCGCTTTTGGTTTTGCCCAGCGGGCGGATCTTTTCGTATTCGTCCAGGTACTGCTCGATCATCTTTCGGATCGTCACACCCTTGCGGTTCGCGCGCGTGATGGCGCCGGGCTCGGCCAGCTCCGTTTCACGGCGTTTGATCCAGGCCTGGGCGACCAGCTTGCGGTCGAAGGTCTGGCTTTCCTGATAAACTGTTCGCCCGTCCCGATTGATCCGTATCTGCGCCGTATAGGCCGTCGAGTTGTCCTTGCGCTTACGTGATGTGATCGTGCCCAT